GTTATGTTTGGAAAAGACCCTTCTACAATTTCGACAGCGGAATTAAAAAGAGATATATTGGTATTTGCTAAAAATGACCCAAAAGGTTTCTTAGCTACATTGAATGACCCTGAACTACAGTTTCAAGCTAAGGTTAGATTATTCTTTGAAGAGAAGTTATTAGCATTACGCAACGGAGATAAAGAGGTTTGGTTCAACACACCAACGAACAAGAAAAAAATGTTGTCAGTACCATACGGAGAAGACCCTTATGATATGGTGGCTTACTTCTTGTCAAGTGATGATGGGATTGATGCTCTTAAAATGTTAGAGGCTAATTTGCCGCAATAACACAACCGGATTGAGGTGTCCTTGGTCGAAAATTAGCACAGATTTATTTCTGTGCTTTTTTTATGTATATTTGTAAAAAGATTTGAAAAATGATAAACGAAGTTAGAAATACAGTACTATCCGTATTAAATAAAAATAATTATGGGTATATTTCTCCATCAGACTTCAATTTATTTGCTGAAAATGCACAGATGGAGATATTTGAAGATTACTTCAAAAATTATAACAAGGCTATAAATGCTGAAAATGCACGTACAGCCGGGAGTGATTATGCTGAAATTGAAGGTCCTATAGCTGAAACTCTTGAAGGTTTTTTAGTTACAAATTATTTAGCACATTTAGGCTTAAATAGATACTCAGCACCATCTCTTACTACAACAGGAGATGATGATTATTATATTCTTAAAATGCTTTGTCATACAAAAAAATTGACATCAGGAGCCACTACAGGCGTATCTTCAAATTTACTTGTAAATTCTGCTGCAACATTTTTATCTGATGGTTTGTCTGTAGGAGATGTTGTTGTTAATGCAAATTTAAGTACTGTTGCTACAATTACAAATGTATTTTCAAACACAACATTGGTTTTAAGTGCTAATCTTTTTACAGCAGTAGGACAGGTTTATAATATTTACTCAAAAGCAGTAAAAGAAGCAGATAAAGTAAGTGTTGGAAAAATCACAATGCTTAATGCATCGAGCCTAACAAGTCCAACTGAATTTTATCCATCATACACTCTTGAGGAAGAGACAATTAAGTTGTTTCCCGACACTATAGATGCTAAAGGAAAAGTTGAATGTGTTTATTTTAGATACCCTAAAACTCCAAAGTGGACATATATTACATTAGTAAGTGGGGAGCCTGCTTTTGACCAATCACAACCTGATTATCAAGATTTTGAACTTCCTTTTTCAGATATTTATATATTAGTAATGAAGATACTTCAATATTGTGGTATTTCAATTCGTGAAACTGAAGTTGCTCAATTTGGTATGATTCAAGAACAGCAAAATAATCAATAATAAAAACAACGAGAAATGGCATATATATCGCAATATGAATATTACGACAATAATGGTAACACACCTCAAGATGCAAATTGGGGTTCGTACCAATATGTTAGTTTAGATGATATAGTCAATAACTTCTTATTGATGTATTCAGGAAACCACTCATTAGTAAATAATGAAGAAAGGTATAAAATAATCTTTCACGCAAAACGAGCCATACAAGAGCTTAATTATGATGCGTTCAAGGAAATAAAAGTATTAGAGTTAAGCGTGGCAGATTCGCTAAGATATGTACTTCCATCAGACTATGTGAATTGGGTTCGTATTTCTTTATACAAAGATGGTTGGTTAAGACCTTTGACTGAAAATATTCAGGCATTATCTTCTAATGCTTATCTTCAGGACCAACAAGGAAATATTTTATTTGACCAAAATGGAAACGTACTTAAACCACAATACTCAGATATTGATTATGATAGGTTAATGAAACTAAAGAAAAGCATCTACTTAAATCAAGGAAATCAATTTCACGGTCAGGCAGGTTGGAATATGGATGGAATGTGGTATTTTGATTATAATGTAGGCACACCTTTTGGATTAAATACTGAAACTGCAAACTTTAATCCTACTTTTAAAATTGACAAAAAAGCAGGAGTAATAAATTTCGATTCAAGTATGGCGGGAGAACTTTGTATTCTTGAGTATGTGTCTGATGGTATGGAAAATGGAGACAATTCATTAATCACAGTTAATAAACTATTTGAAGCCTACGTGTACGCTGCAATTGAATATGAAATATTGAGTTCTAAATTCAATGTTCAAGAGTATGTTATTAATCGTTGTCGTAAAAAAAGAAAGGCTTTATTGTCAAATGCAAAAATAAGAATTAGTAATATTCATCCGGGCAGACTCTTAATGAATTTAAGAGGTATGGACAAGATAATTAAGTAATATGGCAAACGTAACAAGAAATTTTTTAGCAGGAAGAATGAATAAAGTCGTTGACCAACGATTGCTTCCTGATGGCGAATATGTTGATGCTATGAATGTCAGAATGGGTTCAACAGAATTAGCCGAAGTTGGTGTTGTTACTAATACAAAAGGTAACTTACATCTAACTACATTGGCTTATCTTAACGGAACTCAGTTAAGTACTCAAGCAAGGTGTATTGGAGCTATACAAGACAGTGCTAATGAAACAATCTTTTGGTTTGTTCACGACCCTGCATTTACTGTTGGAGCTACGGGGAAACTTGATTTAATCGTTTCTTACAATGTACTTACAAACATATTAACATATCACGTTATTAGTATTGACGATGGTAGCGGTGTCAACACCGTTTTAAATTTTAATCCAACGTATTTAATTACGGGAGTAAATTTAATCGATGACCTTTTATTTTGGACAGATGATTATAATGCTCCACGAAATATAAACATAAATAGAAACTACCCTAATCCGGTCGCAAATCTTGATGTGTTGAATCCTGAAGCAATTCTTGTTATAAAAAAACCACCTATTGAAGCACCTGAAGTAACTCCAATTACTACAAGTGGACAACAAAACTTTTTAGAGACAAGATTTATTTGTTTTGCCTATAGATACAAGTATGTAGATGGAGAGTACTCTGCTACATCTCAATGGTCTGCTCCTGCGTTTGTTCCTAATCAGTTCCAATTTAGCGTTAATAGTATGCTAAATGAGGGTATGACTAATTTCTGCAACACAGCAATTATAAACTACAATACAGGAGGTCCTCTTGTGGTTGGTATTGATTTATTATTCAAACAATCAGAGAATAATGTAATAAAAATTATTCAGCAAATAGACAAAGCCAATGCAGGATTTGGTAATAATCAAGTTGTGCAATATTCATTTAATAATAGTAAAATATTTACCGTATTAAATGAAGCTGAAATTCTAAGACTTTACGATAATGTACCAAGATTTGCTAAAGCCCAAACAATAATGGGTAATAGACTTATGTTTGGTAATTATGTTGAAGGGTATGACTTGATTGATAAAAATGGTCAACCTACTAAGATAGAATATCAGACCACATTAATAACTGAAGTAATTGGAAATACAACATTAACAGATACAACAGCAAGTGGTGTCTATAATATAGACCCTGCATCTACAGGTCTAACTGTAGCTGATTGTATTGTAAATTTTGATTTAGCAGCTTCTCCTTTAGTTGAAGGTGCTGCAATATCTTTAGATGTTACAATATCTCACAAACAATGGACAGGATATACACCATTTCCTGATGAGACAACTGATGGAGTATCTCTTGTTTTTAGCTTTTTGTTGACTCAAAACTATACTTCTGTATATGAATTAGCAACAAGTCCTCAGTTTGAAAATGCAGTAGGTACAGCTTTGAATATACTTCCCGTATCAACAACTATAGTAGGACAAGATACTTCTTGTAATGGAGTTACGTTTACAGATTCTTTCAACTGTTTATTACCAAACAATTTAGGTCTTGCACCTAATACTTTTACAAAAAAAGCAAGTGGAATTAACACGCTTACAGCTGCATTACAGCCTATAAAAATAATAACATCTCCTGCAAGTACTGTAATTGGTTTTCAGTTTCTTGCTATGGAATATGTAGATGATATAACCACCCCAACTAAAAGAGCTTATGAGTATTATCAAGTTACTTATGCACAAGCTATATTCCAAGAGCTTGCAAACCCTCGAAGTTTACATAGCAATAGAGGATATGAAGTAGGATTGGTTTATATGGATGAATTTAATAGAGCTACAACCGCTTTAGTTAGTACTAATAATGCAGAGTTTGTTCCTTGTGGATATGCTCCAAATAAAAATAGTATTCAAGCTATAATACCTCCTACTCAAAGAGCACCTAAATGGGCTACAAGATATAAGTTTGTGATTAAGCCTGATGCTGAAAGATATGAGACTGTTTACAGTAATTTATTTTTCATTAATCCTGAGACAAATGAAGCATTTCTTTTACTCGAAGGAGAGAATATGAGAAAAGTTGAAAATGGAGATAGACTTATTGTTAAGGCAGATACTCAAGGACCGACTTTAAATTGCGTTTATACAACTGTACTTGACAAAGAACCTCAACCAAAAGGTTTTCTTGAGATACCAAGCGATACAGACCCTACAGTGAATATTAATGTTCCTGCGGGATTATATATAAAGTTAAATCCTAATAGTTTTAATTTAGTACAAACTCAAAATGCTGTTATAGCACCGGGTCAGCTACAAGGTTGGGGAAGTGGAGGAGACCATTTTATATTAACTTATCCTATGAATATTGCAGACCCTGCAAATCCGGGTATGTATATTGATTACAATGTACCTGCCGGAAGTAGAATAAATTGGTATGTAGATTGGAATAGAGCCGGTGTAGCGGGAGCTTGTGAACCAAGAGGTTATACTTTAGAAAAAGTTTATACTTCTACATCAGACTATGATAATATGTATGAGTGGTTTGTTGGAGACAATATTCAACTTACTATAAATTCAGGTATTGATAAAGGAGATGGAGAGACAAATGAGTTTGTTCCGGGTACATCTACTCAATTAACTAACGTATCTACAGATATAAATTATTGGCAATTTTATAGAAATCCAACTACTAATCAACTTACTATTAGTTGGAGTAGTACAAATAGTTGTACAGGTAAAAACTATAAATATTCTCGTAGAATTTATATTACTGCAAACATTGAAGTGTATCGTGCAGAAAATACAATCATATTTGAAACAGAACCTTCTGACTCATTACCTGATGTATTTTTTGAGAATGAATTATCTTTCCCTATTGACATAGATGGAAACCACGCAGGAAATATTCAAAATCAAAACATTTCAACAGGAACTCCTGCTATAATTGACACTCAGTTTTTTAACTGTTACTCTTTTGGAAATGGTGCTGAAAGCTATAAAATACGTGATTCTATTATAGGAAGGTCTTTTAATTTTGGAGAAAGAGTAACTACAGTTGCTGCTCAAGATTACAAATCTGCTGATAGGTTTTCAGATATTACATATAGTGGCGTTTACAATGGAGAGTCAAATATAAATAAGCTAAATGAGTTCAACTCAGGTTTATCAAACTTTAAGCATTGCGAATCTTCATTTGGACCAATCCAATTATTAGATGGAAGAAACACAGATATTCTTACTTTACAAGAAGATAAAATATCTTACGTTTTAGCTGAGAAAAACTTACTGTCGGATGCAAGTGCCGGTGGTATCATTACAGCTACTCCTGAGGTCTTAGGAACACAAATAGCACGTACTGAAAAGTATGTTC